ACCGGCAGGATTTCGGGCTCACGCGCTACCAGGCATCGGCGCTCCTCGCGTTCCGCTTCAACCGCGACGCCATTCGCTCGCTCGTCTTCGGCGCAGCGGACGCCGCTCCCGCTGACCTGATCGGGAGGGCTGCATGATGGAGCGCCCCCATGAACATGACATCCTCGGATCGTCTGCGCCTCTGGCATCCGCGTGGGACGCTCTGCGCCGTTTGCCGCTGTCCGAACCGTGGCTTTGGCTGGTTCGACCCGGTGCGATCGAGGCAGCCGCGCCCCTCGGTCTGGTTCTGCTCGATCGCCTGCCAAGGCTTCTGGACGCGCTTGGCGCGGGAGCGCTGGGCCATGGTTGACCTCACCGAACAGGAAAAGGCGGCCATCCGCGCCAGCATGAAGCCGATTGCCGAGATCATGGAGGAGATCGGCTGGCAAACCCGGCTCGCCGATCTCTCGGAAGCTCAGGTTCGAACCCTGATCGAAGTCGCCGTCGGCGGATTTCAGGATGCCATGCGCGCCATCGCCCAAGGCTCTGCCGAAACGCGCGGGGATGCGGAGATCCCATTCTGATGCTCGACTTCAATCACCGCTCCCTGATCGCCGAACGCATCAACGGGCTGATCGACGACAGCCTCGATGCCGCACGCGCCGTGACGCCGCCCCGGACCTATCTGGGTGGATCGCGGCTCGGGCAGCCTTGCGAGCGCGCGTTGCAGTTCGAATTCGCCGGTGCGCCGAAGGACGGAGGCTCCGACTTCGACGGCCAGACGCTGCGGATCTTCGAAATCGGGCATGCGCTTGAAGATCTGGCCGTCCGCTGGCTCCGTGGTGCGGGCTTCGATCTCTACACCCGCAAGGGCAATCGACCCGACGGGGCGCAGTTCGGCTTCTCGATCGCCGGTGGCCGTGTTCGCGGTCATGTCGACGGGATCATCGCGGCAGCCCCCGGCCAACTGGGCCTTGCCGTTCCCGCGCTCTGGGAATGCAAGACCATGAACGCGAGGAACTGGCGCGAGACCGTCGCCAAAGGCGTCGTCATCGCCAAGCCGGTCTATGCGGCGCAGATCGCCCTCTACCAGGCCTACATGGAAGGAAGCGTCCCCGGCATCTGTTCCAATCCGGCTCTGTTCACTGCCATCAACAAGGACACGGCCGAACTGCACCACGAGCTTGTGGCCTTCGATGCCGGTCTTGCCCAACGGATGAGTGATCGCGCCGTCCGGATCCTGCAGGCGACGGACGCGGGCGAACTGCTGCCCCGGATCGCGACCACGCGCGATTTTCACGAATGCCGGATGTGCCCGTGGGGCCAGCGCTGCTGGGGGCTGCCGGCATGAGCGATCACAACGTCGTTTCCCTCGATGCCTGGCGCGACTTCAACGATGCGACGCCGCAGGTTGATCCGTTCGACGTCGAGCCGGACGCCGAGCAGATCGCCATCTTTCTCGATGTCGTCTTCGGCTATTGCGACGGCTGGGTGCCGCTGCGGGGCTTCATCGACAAGGGCCAGGGGATCGACGGTCGCCCGCACAATGCCTGGATCGAAGCCGACGCAAACCTGCTCAAGAAGGCGATCGCTTTCGCAGGTTGGGCGGCGCGCGAAGGTGCTGCCTTCTATGTGGTGCCGGGAACGGTGGCCGAGAGCGGCAAGGCCAAGTCCGCCGACGTGCGCCAGATGCAAACGGTGCTGGTCGATCTCGACGCCGGTGATATCGCGACCAAACTCGACCACCTGATCCGGCATCTGGGCGAGCCGACGCTGATCGTCGAAAGCGGAGGCCGCACGCCGGACGGTCTCGACAAGCTGCATGTCTGGTGGCGCCTGACCGAGCCTGCGGAAGCCGAGGATATCGCGCTGCTGTGCCGGTTGCGCGGCGACATCGCGGTCAAGGTTGGTGGCGACACGCATTTTCGATCGGCGCACCAGCCGATCCGTCTGGCGGGATCCATCTATCACAAGGGCGGCTTCAAGCGGCTCGTCACCATCCGTCGCCACAACCCGCATGTCGAGGTGGACCTGCGCGATTTCGCGGAACGGGTCGACGCCATGCCGCCTCTTGTCGGTGTCGGATCAGAACCGGGACCAACCGCAGCGAAGCCGTCCATTGCCGATGTTCTGACAACGCCGGTTCGGGAAGGCAGCGAGGACGCATGGACGCGTTTTCAGGGTGCAAGCGCTGCCATCGGCCATTTCATCCGGCTGGCCCATGAGGGGCGCATGGGTCGCGACGAGGCCTGGGAGGCGATCTGCCAGTACAACGCCGCAATGCTGCGCCCGAGCTGGCCGCTGGAGAGGCTCGCGACGGAGGCGCAGCGCCTCTGGCGCTTGCACGAAGAAAGGCACGGTCCGCCACTGGAGCGGCTGGCGGTTTCGCCGATGTCGCCATTGCCAACCTTCACGCTCGGTGCGCTCCTCGACGACAGGAGCCCGATGCCGGACGACATCATCGGCCCGCGCGTGCTGACGCCAGGTGGAATGCTGGTCCTTGGCGGCGCGCCCAAAGTCGGCAAGAGCGACTTCTTGATCAGCCTGCTGGTGCACATGGCGGCCGGCATTCCGTTCCTCGGCTTCGCGCCGTGCCGCCCGTTGCGGATCTTCTATCTGCAGGCTGAGATCCAGTACCACTATCTGCGCGAGCGGCTTCAGGGTATCCGGCTCGACCCGGCGCTGCTCGCCGCCGCCCGCGACAATCTGGTCGCGACACCGAAGGTCCGAATGCTGCTCGATGCGGGCGGTGTTTCGCGCGCCGTGGCCGCCGCCCGAGCGCATTACGGCCATGGCGCGCCCGACATCCTCTGCATCGACCCGATCCGCAACCTCTTCGATGGCGGTCCAGACGGCGGCGGCGAGAACGACAACACGGCGATGCTGTTCTTCCTGCAGGAACGTGTCGAGGTGTTCAGGGATTCGGTGGCGCCGGACGCCGGTCTGATCCTCTGCCACCACACCCGCAAGATCACCAAGAAGCAGCTGGCCGAGGATCCGTTCATGGCGCTCTCGGGCGCTGGAAGCCTGCGCAGCTTCTATACCTCCGGCATCATCATGCACCGGCCGGACGAAGAACGTCCGGAGCGGATGCTGCATTTCGAGCTGCGCAACGGCCCGGGCATCGAGCCGAAGATCATCGACAAGACCGACGGACGCTGGATGGAAGTCGACCGTTCGGGCGAGCGGCTGGTGCGCAAATCGCTGGGCGAACGGCTCGATGCCGAGCGAGTGCGCAAGCACGATGTCATCCTCGGCATTCTTCTCGACGAAGCGTTGGCCGGTCGACTCTACACCATCAACCAGTTCGCGGAGGCGTTCGAGAACCGCGGCGGGCTTGGCGGCAAGGACACGATCCGGGATCGCCTGAACGTGCTTGCCACCAAGGGCTTCGTGAAATTCGTCCGCGACGGCGCGCCCTATGGCTTTGGCCCGTCCCGGTCCCGTTTCGGGTTTCTGTGCGTCGAAGCGATGGCCATTCCGACGGACGGCGAAGCGGTCGATCCCGAAACCGGCGAGGTCTCGCAGGCGACCATCGCGGTCCTGCCGACCCATTACAAATCGCCCCAGACCGGCGCGTTGCTCGAGGTCGAGAACCCGCATCTCTGGGTCTATCCGGAGGGCGAACCGTCATGATCGCGCTCGCGTCGCACCTCGCGCAGGCCTGCGCTCCGGCCAGATTGAACCAGATGGGGTGCGGTTCCGAAACTGCTCCGTCATCCCCGCGCCGAACTGCGCTCCACCCCGTCGAGACCAGATTGGGCGCGATGCCCAAACTGCTCCCTCGCAACTGCGCGCGAGCCAGATCTGCTGCGCTGCAATCAGATTGGACAGCGAGTGCTGGCCGAAACTCCCGAAACTGGAATTTCCTCTTCCACGTCAATGACTTGGCGTGGCCAGCAAGTTCAGGGGGGCAAAGCCACCCCCTTCAGGGGTGGGGGAGACCGCCGCAGGCGGGGTCTCCCAAACCCACCCCAAGGTGCTGCGCGCGCGTGGCGTGCGGCAAATCTCTCATCCCCGACAACACTCGAACAGGATCAACCAGCATGAGCATGCATCCATCACCCGTCCTTGTCGCCGACTGCCAACCTGCATCCATCGGCTCTGCATCTGCGGGCAGCAGCATCCTCGCCCTCGATCTTGGCACCACCACGGGCTGGGCAAGCCTCGTTGGCGGCATCGTCCAGAGCGGCACGGTCTCCTTCCGACCCAGCCGCTATGATGGCGGCGGCATGCGCTATCTGCGCTTCCAGCGCTGGCTCGATACGCTCGTCCACCACAATGATGGCCTGGCCGCGATCTACTTCGAGGAAGTCCGTCGGCATGTTGGCACGGATGCCGCCCATCTCTACGGCGGTTTCCTGGCAACACTGACCGCGTGGTGCGAGCGTGAGCAGGTCGCCTATCAGGGCGTTCCGGTCGGCACCATCAAGCGCTTTGCGACCGGCAAGGGCAACGCCGACAAGCACGCGGTGCTCGCCGCCGTCACAGCGCGCGGCTTCCGGCCTACCGACGACAACGAGGCCGACGCGATCGCCATCCTGCTCTGGGCGATGGAGACCCGGGGAGGTGTGCTGTGAGGTGGTCACCACGAGGATATGGCGGCCAACGCCGCAGCCCTGAAGACGTCAAGCGCGATGGCTGGCGCGAGCAGCGCGTCCTTGCGGTGTCGATCGACGATGCCCGCCTGACCTGGCCCGAACGTGAACTGATCCGGCAACTCGGCGAGAAGCTCTATGGCGATCGCAATCAGCCCAAGGAGGCGCGTCGATGACCAACTGGGCGCCAAGCCTTGTCGAAGCACGTCTCGCCGAAGCGGCCTTCGTGCTCAAGCGCCTGCCTGAACCCCGGCGGCAGGGATACTTCAGCACATGGCCCGAGATCATCCACGGCTTTGCCGACAAGGTCGCACAAGAGCCGAAGCCGATGCGTGTGCTTCCGTCGCCTGCGGCCATCAGCAGGATGGAGGAGACGCTGAGCTGGACCGTCGGGCTGGATCCGGTCGAGGGCAAGATCATCTGGATGCGTGCCTACGGCGAGCGCTGGAAGACGATCTGCTGGACTGTCGGCTTGCAGCGCTCTGCCGCCCACCAGCATTGGCTCTACGCGCTGTGCGTCATCGCTTTCCGGCTTAATGGACGGCGGCTCAACCGTAGCTACTCGAAGCGCAAGGTGATCGAACTGGCTGGCGCGGCGCAGCGGTGAGTAGCGGCGAGCAAAGTGTCCGCCGGACAGTTTTCGCGCGGACAGAAATGCCGGTTCAGGGTAGATTTCGGGCTAACCTCGGGACAGACGCGCTCAATGAGCTGCGCCATCCCGACCTGACTGACGAGTTTGGTTCCTTCCCGGCGGATACCCTATGCGGGAGGGCGCGGCGCGAAACGTCGCTAGCGCCTGGCCGGATTTTTTGGGAAGCCACCCGGAGTCCAGCGCCTTCATT